TTTAGCTTATTGTACGGTACAAATTCAATACCATAGTCACTGTAAAAGTCGTCTACTATAATCACCTTGCGATTCATACGATTAGTAGCCTTGGCTAAATTAGTCATAAACGTTGTAGATTTTTTTACTGCTTCGTGATTGCCGCTATAGATGATTGTATTGACATTACACTGACCTATTAAATCAAAGTAAATCTCCAACTCTTCCATGCTAGGCAATTTATCGAATACGTCGCCGCCTATAACAAATAAGTCGGCTTTACTTTGCTGTTCTGCTAGTTGTTGCCACAATAAATTGTATCTATTTCTAGCCCAATCTTGCGGTACATTCTTCTGTCCTAACTTTATATGTATATCTGCTGTAAATAGTACTTTCATTGTAGTTCCAAATAGAATGGCCCAGTAACCGAAATTACTGGGCCACATGTTAACCTAATTCTTTGATAGCTTCAGCTTGACTTTCGTCTAGATCATCACCATCAGTATTAGCTGTGGTAAGTTTCTCTAGAAGAGCTTTAACTTCATCTGCTGTAGGTCTTGGAAACTTTTCATCAATGTTTTGTGCACTATCGGCTGCTGCTCTTTCAGTGTCGCTAAGGGCACGTGTCTTGCAACGTAATACTTGTAGTGTATATTCAACATTAAATGCAAGTGGGCCAGTTTTATTTCGCTTAAATACTACGTCCCAACCTGTATCATAATCTGTAGGATCACCTAAATCTTCTGCTGCTGTAAGAATTTGCTCAAACAACTTCTTTTTAAGATTTAGTGCTTTGACCCTGCCATCTTTAGGGTCGATACAGTTAATTGAGTAGCTCCAGCTGCATTTTAAATCAGGATAGTAATCGGGTACATGATCCTTTTCTAGATTGTCAAACTTCTCTTTTTCACGGCTAAAGGCCAAGCACTCGATAGGAATATCCTTGTTATTAGTGCCCTTAGTCCAGTAAATATAACGTGGCAAAACTCCGCCAACTAATCTGACAGTATTTTCACCGTCTTTGTATTCATAAGTTTCTACTTTATTTGTAGCTGCTTTGCCTTTTGTTTGTTTAAAACTAAGTGCCATTTATTCCTCGTATTTAAAATATAATTTGTTTTCTGTAATTGTTAATAGCGGATTGTATTTTATTGCGTCAATTTTTAGGTCTGGATAATAACTTAAGTCTAGATAAATGTAACCTAAATCTTTGTATTGCTGATAACTTCTACGTGCCGCTAGCTGTATATACTGCGATTTAAATAGTATATCTGTGTTACGATCAAAGAAAAGTTGTCCAGGACTAGTTAAAAAACTACTACCTCCACCTAGTCCAAGATGAAAGCCTTTGTAATAATCCTCCAACAGCTGAACTAATTTTATTGCATCACCTTTAGCCTGTTGCTCTAATTTGCTAAGGTTGAAACGAAAACTTTTTCTTTGATTCATCATATATTATAACACAATAGACCAACTACTACAAGTTAAAATTTCTATACCGATACAGTCTCCCAACCTTTTTTCATATAAAGGCCTAGCCTATCAGTATTCTGCTTTTTGTCAGCCCAACCGCTAAACTGAATATCTACTACTATTGGATTTAGTTTGCCAGGATGTGGCCGCATAATTCTACCAACAATTTGTTCTAGTAAACTATCATTACTCATTGGTACTGCTAGGATAACGCAGCTGAGTATGTTGATTGAGATTCCTTCGCTAAAGATTTGACGGCTACCAGCAATGCACATTTTTGCTTTGCTGAGGATTTGCTCTTTAGCATATTGCCGTTCTTCAAAGCTGGTGTCGCCAGTAACCAACAAACACGTTTCTCCAACATATTCTTTTACTTTCTCCAAAAATTCTACACGATCTGCTACTACTAGTACACTATGACCATGTTGTATGTGATAAGTAGCAAGGGCACTAATAAACTTTCTGTAATAATCGCTTTGCGTTAGTTCATTAATTTTTTCTACCCAAGGTACATTGTGTTTTAGTGTAATATTACTTTTTACTAGATGTACTACTGGATTTATAGTATTTGCTTGTTCTGGTTTAAATACTGTTGTGCCAAAATAATCTTGAAATA